TTGCCGAGTTTAAATTTCGCCAACCACTTGATTAGCGATTGGAAATTCTTGTTGTCGGAATCCGGGTAGTAATCCGGATTTCTTTGGAGAAACTCGCGGCTTACCGCTTCAGTTTCCAAACTCATGTTCGCCTGGTCGCCTTTCTGTGCTTTGGCAACCAAGTCTTCTAAGGTTAACCCTGTCCGCTTTTTGATTAAAGCGTCGAGCGCGGCGGCTGGGTCTGATTCTTGCAGGGTTTTGATCTCGAAGATTTCATCCGCTGTTAGCTGTCGGACAGCGGCCTGCGGGGTTTGCTGAATCGGTTTTGAAGCAACCGGTGCTGTCAGCTTGGCTTTCTTGTTCAACTCTCGAATCTTCTTTGTGGCTTCGAGCTTGCCTTTGAGAACCGTGGACAAAAGTTCGTCCTTGGTTTTGCCCCAGAACACTTCGGGGTTGGCCCCGGTGCCCGGGTCAAGGATCGCCTTCCACTGTCCGCGTTCCTTCGTCCGGGTTACTGTCGCCCCGTCGCCGAGATCGAATACTTCGGGACCGTCGGGTTCGGGCGGAATTTCCGGTACGACCGGAGCGGGGGGAACTTCTTCCTCGTCGCTTGGGGCTGTGGGGCCTGTTATGATCTCCGGCTGAAGCCCGATATGCTCATCCAAGAGCACGGGATCGAGTTCGTCTTCTTTGGTCATGCCGAAATCTACTGTTCCGGCGAAAGGATCGGGGGTACCATCGGCGTTTAAAAGCCATTGGTCTACGACTGGTTTGGCCATTGCATTCTCCTACGGATAATCCATCCGAGCGGGTTTGTTTGTCCATTAATCGGACTTTTGTGGTATAATGGGTTCAGTGAAAGAAATCATGCTAGTTCGAGTTCCAAAATCCGACTCTCGTTTGAAACCTTTAATGGCTGTTCACTACAGCCATCCCAAGGGATTCGTGGGGAGAAGTCTTTGCTATTTAGTGACTTCCGGAAATATTCTCTACGGTGCTATTGTCGGCGGATCAGCTACGTTACATCTTCCCGGTCGGGATGAATTCTTCAAAATCAAGGAAAACCAACTCGGGCAAATAATCAACAACGTCTTCTACCATGTGGAGCGCGTTGATAATAAATACCCGTTTCGAAACTTTACCATTCAGGCTCTTCGGCAATGGCGAGAAAGAGTAGCAATTGATTGGGAAGAGAAATATCAAGAGCCTGTGATCGGCTGGGAGTCTTTGGTAGAACTGCCAAGAACCGGAGAACTCTACATCCGAGAAGGTTGGGAACGAGTGGGACAAACTGTCGGCTATACTTGCAAGCGTATAGCCGGAAAAGGATCAGATTCTTGGTCCGGAAAACGTGTCTGGGATATTAAAAATCTCAGACCTAAACACGTGTTTTGCAAAAGGAGAGAACTATGTGGAATTGGATTGGAACCATCTCATATAGAAACCGTAGGTGGTATGACAAACACGTTTTCTTTATCAACGATAACGGAAACCGGGAACTACTTGGACGCTGGTTCCTCGGTGCTGCCGCCCTCATTTACTTCGGAGGACAATACATCATGTTTCATGTCCTGAAATAGCTGTCCATTATTCGGACTAATAGATTTTGTTTTCGTTGCCGCACTGTGTTGTGGCTGTCGTTCCACAGTAAATCTTGTTCCACTCCATCCAATTCGGTGGATCACCTATATACGGTTGTGGATAGTTTGGCCACGGTGGAGGATAATTAGGAACATACCCGTGTCCGCGTCTTCCGCACGTTGGGCAGTAGCCGCAACATGGGCAGACGTGTTCTATTGGGAAAGTCTGCTGGTTAGGATCGCCACCCCAAGCTCGGCCAAGTTGAGTTCCGGTTACGAACTGTTGGTTTGAAAGACCGCTAGGCGCGTTTGCGTATTCTTCTAATGTCATCTCACTCTCCTTGTCCCATCGCCACTTTAACATCAAGGGCTCTGCGGATTCCCCGTATGCTGGCCACAACTTCGTCCGGAGGGTTGTTGGTGAAATCAACTGCGGCCTGAATATCGCCCATGAAGTACGTGAAGATGTCATTGGACGATGACGCCGCCGCGTGCGCGAGGGGAACTCTCGGGTCCCCGGGGGGCAGAGCGATCAGGGCATCCCGGTATTTGTCGCGGTAGTCCTGAAGAGTCTGGACAACCAGTTCCCAATCCGGGCTGTTGGTCAGGGTCCGCAGCCTGCGGCCTTTTTCGTAGAGGTCTAGCTGCCTTTCTAACTGATCGTAGTCCTGCTCGGGTTCCGGGAGGCCGGTAAGGGTTTCACTAGCCATTGTTGCCCCCGATGATCGCGTCGAGATCAACGACCCGGATCGGCTTCGGCTTCTGCGTGGGCCCAACCCTGATCTTGCCGGTCGCGTTGATTAGCTTTTGCAGGTCCTCGTCGGACAGGTTGTCAAACTCGGTTGGTTTGTATCCCAGAGATTCGGAGTTTGGTTTTGGTTGGTAGAAGCTACCCATCGTAGTCCTCCGATCTCAATCGTTTATATTCTTCGTCGTCCTTCTTTTCCCAACTAAGCGTCAGAGTTTCCTCGCGCCAGTCGTCAATCCAAGAATCAACATAGGGTTTGATGGGCTCGATTTTAGCAGAGAAATATTTTTCTACAAAATCGTCCGGGTTCTTCTTGGCCTTCTTGTATTGGTTGGATACGGCGAGCAACATCGCTATTTGTGCGTCGGCGTAGTCATCTAGTTTATCTTCGAGGGGATAACGAGCATTTCGTTCTTCGTTCTCGTTACGAAAAATCCACGCTCTAAATTCAAGGAACTTCCTTCTGAACCACTTTTTCATTCTGACTCCTCAGTAGCAATCCGCTACGACGGATGATTGTTGTCCATTATTCGGACGAGTTATAGGTTACCGCCGAACCCACTCGGTCCGGTGTTTACGTCGCCCGTAAGTTCCTCGGGTTCGACTGCCTTTTTGAAACCCTCGCGGAGGACATCCCGCGCGGCTCTGGCCACATTTTCCGAGTCTGCAAGTTGCTCGGCCTGTGCTGCCTTCTGCGCGAGCAGAGCTTGCTGCTGTTGGAACTTAACGTTCTGTTGGGCGCTCTGTTGCTGTGCTTGGTGACGCTGTTGCTCATCGGGCGTCATCGGTACGATAACATCCTTGAGGTTGGGCCACTCTGCCGCCTGGAACCACATTCTTGTGATCTCCAACCAGTCTACTTTCAACTGCTGCAATCCGAGTTGCTCCGTAATAGCCGGGTTAGCTAGGTTCTGAGTAAGCAGCGGCAGACCCTGGGCCATTGATCTCCGAGTAGCCATCTTGCTACCAGCAAGGATTTGGAACTTGACTTTCGCATTCAGGATATCAATCAGATCACCGCCGTTAGCCACATACTCATGTTTGAGTTCGTCGGACATGATAAAGTCCAACTGCGAAAGCGGCAGCATCGACCGGTTCATTTCCTGCATATCATACAAGAAGGGTACGATGACCATGCTGGCTAGCTTATCTACAAACTCCGAGATCGGAGTATTGGACCCCGCAAGTATGCCTTGCGCTCCCGCAGAACTTCGGGCAAGGTTCGAATGGCCGCTGGCTCCGGCCTGCCCCATCGAGGTAATCGGGTTGTTGCCCGACACCATGTCCACACGGCTCTGAGACATAGCGAGTAATTCGCCAGCTTCCGGTACCGGTGCGGACCGCATGAGCGGCTGCATATCGCCTTGGGCATCGACCTCGATGATCTTGCCGGGTCCAATTCGAATGCTTTGCGTCGGGATCGATTTTCCACGAACGCGAACCATCGGCATGTTCAAGTTCAACGAGGCGTTATCTATAACAAGGTTTGTTATACCGGACTGGAGTCTTTGCTCCGTTCCGATTGTGCGGCCCAACCCCATCGACCAGAACGCGCCCGGAATATCCCACCAGCCAACAGAGAGAAACGGAATCTTACCGTAGACATTCATGCCGTTATAGATCACGGCTTTCTTTTGAAGAACTACGATATATGTTTTGTTGTCCCAGCGTTCGAGGACTTCCAGAGGTTTCTGCGTCGGGTCGGCTGTGGTTTCTTCCCAACGCGGATCGGCTTTCGCCTCCCACAACGGGTTGCGCCCGCCTTCTTCATTCGTGGCAGCTTCTACCGGCTCTTGCGGGGGCAGGAACAAATCAAGGAGAGCTTCCTTCGAGGGAATGCTGTATCCGTCGCGGTCACGCAGTTTGTCGAGATCATCCCAAGTCATGTACCGGCGGCGGATGACGTACTTCGCCTTCCGGATGTTTGGAACTTGCAGGCCCGGATCGACCAAGACCTCTCTCAGATTTACGATGTGCTCGAAGGTGGGCCGGTCCACGACCTCTTCTATAACCTCTTCTTCTAGTTCATCGTCCGAGATGGTTGTCGGAGGAACTCCCGGAACCGTACTTGGAATTTTGACTGACGGATTTTTGCGCTTGATGACCTTGCGCTCGCGTGTGAACTTTTCCCAACCTTCTTGGAACATCGCTGTTCCGTAGAGCAGGCAGTTCATCGACCCCAGCCTCAACTCTTCTCTGAAATTGATGTCTTCGAGTTGATATTGAAGCAGGGCGGATACGGCTCGGGCGGCTTGGGAGGTTGTGCCCGGTCTTTCCTCGATCATGAACGGAGGGTTCTCGTAGAAGAGCCCAGCCAACGCTTGTGGATTGATTCCATTTACTGCGCAGGCGACCGTGAAGAAGCTGATAGACGCGGCTTCCGATTGCGTTCCAGGCCAATAACGGGGCGCAAAAGGCGATTGGTACAGGACGGATGCAGAGTTCCATGCCATCATCCAAGCGCGAGTTGCCTCTCCGGCTTCGGCCTTCAAGGCGTCTTGCACACAAAGTGCGAGGGCGGCAGGATCGCCGTAAGTTCCGGATTTTATGAAATGTCGCGCCTCTTCGGGCGTGATCTGTTCATGCGGATTACGAACTGGTTCCGGAAGTACGGCCATCTATGCTCTCTCGATCAGTAAGTTATGATTGTCCGAAAAATGGACTAGTAGGTTTGATAGCAGGCTTCTGGAGACATCTGGCCTGTGGACAGATCGACGCTGCCTTTGATCGAGACCGATCCGGGAGCCGTTCCCGACTCGCCCTTGCTCACGGACACGGTAAATCCTTCGACCTTGCCCCACTTGGAGGCGGTGTTTTCACCGTCGTCTTCGGTATGGCGAGGGCCTTCCTGATTCTGTGTCTGGGTTACGAGCTTGCCTGCTCCGGACGAGGAGCCTGCGGCTCCGGTAGGACCTACGCTTGCCCAATCTGATGCTTTTGCTTCACGCGGATTTTCGAGGTTCCCGCCGAGCGCGATAAGTTTTCCCATGCTGCTATCGGTGTTCATAATTTGCTCTCTTGAGTTGGATTCGCGCTAGGCGCGGGTATTGCTGTCGGAGTA